ATAGAACCAATAGGTTTTTACATAATTTGTGCAAATGGTGGGTTAGCTATTTTAATTTTAAATTTGTATTCAATTTGGAATGAAGATAAAAAATAACTAACTAAAACTAAATAACTATGGAACAAACAGAATTACAAAAATTAAGAAGCAAAATCTTGTCATCTTTAGCTAATGAGCCGATAGATGCAACAGAAAAAGAATTAGGATATTCAGCAGCAATGGCAGATATTATCAAAATAATAGATGAACATACTAATAGAAAAGTAAAACAAACAGCATTAGAATGGTTTGAAAATGAATTATACAGAAAACTTTTAATAGTTGATCTTGATATTGAATTTAATCAAATACTTGAACAAGCCAAACAAATAGAGAAAGAACAAATAGTAGAAGCATTTTATGAAGGAGTTGACCAAGAGTCGGACACTCACGGAGCAATGAATTTAGATAGAATAGATGCAGAAAATTACTACAACGAAAACTTTAAAACTAAATAACTATGACACCAAAAGAAAAAGCACAAGAATTGTATCAAAAATTTAGCGAACAAATACCTGCGAATACTTGTGGGGATATAAGTGAATTTATTGTAGTTTATGAAAGAGTAACAAAAAAATGTGCATTAATAGCAGTAGATGAGGTATTAAATGATGATTGGTTTATACCAACTCGTGAAGATTTATTAGCAAGAAGAGAATATTGGGAAGAAGTAAAAAAAGAAATTAATAACTTATAAAACTAAATAACTATGGTTTACTTTATAGCAATAATATTGATAATTATATTTTTATTTTTAGGAGTATTTTTTTATAAACTTTCTGATGTTAAATGGTATCATCAGTTCTTAACTAAAGATTTTGAAGATAGGGATATATTCACAAGATTAGTCAAATTTTTAATGTCATAAAAGAACAAATAATTAAAACTAAATAACAATGGCTTACCTTTACAGACATATTAGAAAAGATAAAGATGAGGTGTTTTATATTGGCATTGGTTCTGATGAAGATTACAAAAGGGCTAACAATAAAAGCAGACGTAATCCTTATTGGAAAACAATAGTCAATAACTATGGATACGATGTAGAGATAATGATTGACGATATGTCTTGGGAAGACGCTTGTTTAAAAGAAACAGAGTTTATAAACTATTTTTATAAGAGTCCAAGAGAGGCAGCATTCTCTAAGAATATAAACCATAATACTTTATATGCTAGGTTAAAAGGAAGACTACCAAATAATACAACATTTGTAAAACTATAACGTTATCGTACGTAAAACGAGGATTTATATTATGAGTACAAATTACGAAATGAGAGAGGGCTCTGGTTCTTTATTCATCAACGAAAAGAAAACGTCAGACAAACAACCAGATTACCAAGGTAATGTAATGGTTAACGGAAAGAAAATGCAGATTGCAGGTTGGAAGAAACAATCTAAATCAGGTAACACTTTCTTGTCAATTCAAATTAGCGAACCAAGAGAAGCAACTACAACATCAGCAAAGCCTGCTGTTGCAGATGACTTACCATTTTAACTAATCGGTCCACGGCTCTCACTTAAGTGTGGGAGCTTGTTGGACCACTAACCTAACCCATGAAAGAACAAGATATAAAATTAGCTATTGAACAGGAATGTGATGCAGTAGGTATACCTATAACATCGGTTAAACATTATTGGTATAAAGGTGAACACTTTTCTATCAATGCTCTTAACCCTTACGATAGGGCTACTTCATTCTTGCAATCCATAGAAAAGATTTGTGACACTTACCTTAAAGGTGGAGTACGCAAACCTAAACTAATCAAACCATTAGACACACCTGTAGCCATTAAGGTAACCCTTAGTGATATGCACGTTGGTCTTGAGCCTAATCCCAAGAACGGTGGTATGTTTGAATACTCTTATAACAAAGATATATTCTACCACAACATTGACTATGTCTATAGTCGTATAATGCATCAGTATAATAGCAATGGTACATTTGATTTGCTTATCATTGATGACTTAGGTGATGGCTTAGATGGATATGAAGGCAAGACCACAAGAGGTGGCCACGAGTTAGAACAGAATATGACTTCTGTTGAAGCTTTTGAGACTTTTGTTTCTGCTAAACTTTCTTTAATTGAAAGATGCATTGATGGAGGCGTTGCAAACAAATACCTTATTCGTAATGTATGTAACGACAACCACGCTGGCAGCTTTGCTTCTATATCTAATATGGCAATCAAAATGATATTAGATAGAATCTATGAAGAATCAGTAGTTGATTTTTATATTCTTGAAAAGTTTATGAGTCACTTTGATTACGGTGACCACGCATTTATTATCACTCACGGAAAGGACAACAAGTATATGTTTAAAGGGTTGCCTTACCAATTAAACGATAAGACAGTAGCTTTTATCAACGAATATATTGACCACTTCGGTATCAAAAATAAATTCATACACCTGGAGAAAGGAGACCTTCACAGGATTGGATATGACAGAACAAAGAAATTTGACTATAGAAACTTTATGAGTTTCGCCCCACCATCTGCTTGGGTACAACATAACTTTGGCGATGGATACTGTGGGTTTTCAATACAGATTATTCCTAAGTATAGCGGAGAGATATCCCATACAGATTACTATTTTGACTTAACTAAAAAACAATAACATGAACCCGAAGATATTAGAATACCAACAACAAGATGATATAATAGTTTGCTCCCATTGTAGCAGACCATATGTGAAAAAGAAAAAGACAATAAAAGCAAGTATTGCAATTGACGCACTTAGCAAATACTTTGAGGTAGACTTGAGAGCAAAGACGAGAAAACAAATATATGTAGTGCCAAGGCAGATATGCCAAAAGATATTGTATGAGTATTCTAATATGTCTTTAAAGCAAATAGCCCAAGCTTTTAAGCCTGCTATCAATGACCATACAACAGTAATTAATTCAATAAGAATTATTAGTGACCGAATTAAATATGAACCAATAATCTGTGACGCATACAACAATGCTATAGATGTAATACTTAAAGCCCATGAAGAATAATATAGAAGTCCGTACCAGAATAGCTGAGATATGTAAACAGCTTGATAGACACCATCAAATTGAGCAACAACTCAAAAGAGAATTAAGAGAACTAATGTTAAAATTAAAACTTAAACTATGAGTAACACATTATACTTATCAAAATCTTTATTGTATTTAAAGTTGTCACAAGAGTATGTAGATTTCTTTCTGCAAGAGAATACAGGTAACCCCAAAGCCCACAGGTTATTTGCCCACTATAGAGGCCGTATGGATTGGATACTAAAGGATATGGACTTTAGAGTAGGAGATGAAGTTAAAGAAGCTTATAGAAGAGATATAGAGAATGCATCAGCCATTGACTCGCTCGCAAATAATTATATAACTTTGAGTGAAGAAGGTAGAAATTTATTAGAAGCCTACTCAGAAGAATTAAGAAAGACTCACAAATTAAAATAAGAATTTTCAACACAACACAATCAAAGTTAGGGGGAGGGTTTCTACCCTCTCTATTCTTTGATATAAAATCCGAAAAATGTATAAAGAACTTGTATTAAAATCACTCCACAATAGAAACACTATTGTCCCAATCAATAAGATAACTTATGAGCCAAGAGATTACGAAGCCTACCAGAGTCTTTTTCAGTATAGTGCAGACATCTACGAATACGTTCACCTACAAGGTGGTGTTAGTGGATTCAATGGGAAGTTGTATACCAATAGCATATACTTGGACATCGACAATGCCACTAATGGCCCTGCGTCAAGGGATAGCTTAATGAAGCTTATTCGTTATCTAAACTCAGAATTTAAAATTCACCCCGATGATTTAAAGATATACTTTAGTGGCAACAAGGGTTACCACGTTGAGATACCTGAGATTATGTTGGGTGAGATTAAAGGTTCAGAAGTCCTTAACCAATACGTTAAAGACTTTGTGACTAAGATTAAAGTAGGTAGCCAAGTGACCGACATTGACACAGCTATCTATGATGCAACCCGTATCTTTAGGTTGGTTAACTCTAAGAATATGAAGTCAGGGTTATACAAGATACCTATTGGTTACAATGAGGTAGTAGAGCTTGGTGATGCTGGTGTTAGAGACTTGGCAAAAGAACCACGATTAGATTGGAAATTATCAAAAACTTATAGCCCTAAGTTCAACCCTAAGTTATCTGACTTATGGGAATCTGTTGCACAACGTGAGGCAGTAGTTGACTTAGGCGTAGAGAATATGGACAGTTTCTTTGCTCCTGCAACGGAAGGTGGACGCAATACTAAATACTTTGCTCAAGTAACAATGTTATTAGAGAAAGGCTTATATCCTGACGCTGTGTTTCAGATTGTTCAAAATGCAAATCAATTATCAGGGAATCCCATACCTGACGGAGAGATGCAGACAATCATGAGACACGCCCAGGAAAAGCTAAGAAGGAAAGCAGTAACTAAGAAGGCAATGTTTAAACCCCTTAGTGAGTTATTACCAGAATGGGAACAAGAGCAATTAGATGAGACTAACCCTATATGGTTAGGGTTTAAACGAATAGATGACGACACAAAAGGTAAGCTTCGTGGCAAGCTTATTGTTGTTGCAGGATATGCAGGTTCTAAGAAGTCTTTGTTCTGTCAACAAGTATTACTTAAGAACATTAAAGATGGCAAGCAAGTAGGACTATATAGTTCTATGGAGATGAGTTCATCTACCGTATTAGACCGTACAATATCGCAATCTTTTACAAACAAAGATTACCAAGGCTCGGTTAGTGAGGCTGTAAGAAAGGCTTATCAAGCAGAGAAACAATCAGCCCGTGAGTTTATTCAGAAGAACATTGTAGAGATGTATGGTAGTAGGCTTATGGTATCCTCTGATGGATCTATGGATAGCAGCCATTACCGTCAAGCATTGTTAGATACTCGTGAGCGTTTAGGCCGAGTAGATATATTAGTTGTTGATGGGTTGTCTATGATGAACGGAGGAGAAAGCGAATTGTCAGCAGCTAATAAACATACCAAGGAACTTAAAGAGTTAGCCATTGAGTTTAATGTGGCTGTCTTTCTTATTGTTCACGCATCAAGAGGCGAGTCATTAGATGCTCGTGACTTGCGTAATAAGATTAGAGGTAGCGAGAAAGTAATTGACAATAGCGATTGTGCTATTTATTTGTCGCAAATTGTTGACCCTGAAAGAACTATAGATAACTTGACCGAGTATAGCAAAGACCAAGGTTATATCAGATGCTACAATAAACGTGGCTCTGGTAACTATACCAATGTGGTATATGACTTTGACCAAAAGACTTTGCTTATGACCGAAAGTGATACCGACCCAAGGACTGTAGAGGTTAAGGGTAAGAAGGGTAGTGGTGATGATGGGTGGTTATAGTGCATGAAATTTTCCAAATTTGAGTCACATTTATCTTTAGAATTGTGACTTAACTTGTCATAAAAGAAAACAGATGTGGGCACTTTGCCCCTTTAATAACCCATTATAATAATAACGCAGTAAAAAACCAACATAAGAATTTTAATCTCGTAACAAATAATATAGTAAAATTGTTACTAAAATATATAACTATGGAAAAACAAACAGCAGTAGAATGGCTCTTTGAGCAATTATGGGAAACCCCAAAGGATAAGTTAACTTGGCATATCATATTAAATAAAGCTAAAGAAATAGAGAAAGATAAAATGGAAGAAGCAGTTAGTACTGGCATAAGCAAAGCTGACATGTCTAACAATAGAGGGTATTTTGATTTTGAAAAATACTATAAAGAAACTTACGAAAACAAATAACTATGTGGAAGACAACAACGACTAACGACAAGTTAGATATACAGGAAGATACTATAGTTCAATCCGTCATTGACCAATTCTTTCAGCGTTCTCAAGTAGGTATTAAAAAATATAATACAACACTTGATAGAAATGACCTATCTTTGCATGAGTGGTTAGAGCACCTTAAACAAGAGCTTATGGATGCCACTCTGTATATAGAACGCCTTAAGAAAGAAATCCCTGATGAAAAGAACCCATAAGATATTCATCCACGAACTGCCAAATAAAGTTCAACAATCTAAAAAGAAAGTGGCCTACATTAGTTGGAACACTTTGTTTGCAAGCCCTCACCATACGGTTAGGACCAAGCTTGTTAATGAAATGAAAAAAATTATTGAGCCTTATTTGGCTACCCTATCCTTACTTAATCCACCCGTATCAATTCATGTGAAGTACTACTGTAATAGAACTGCATATGACATTGATAATAAAACCATTTGGTTTAAAATCATAATGGACGTATTAAAAGGGTGGAAGCTTGAGGATGATACAGTTAAGTTTGTTCAGGCTGTATCTATAGAAGCATTAGTACACAAGAACAAAATTGACTCAATGGAAATAATAATAACAGAATTATAATGGGAAAAGTTTATGTGGCAGACGTAATAGTAATACTGCCAAACAAAAGAGAATGTATAGAAAGAGGCGTAGTTATGGGAGAGGAAATGCTATTAGACACTTACACACGCAACAGGGTTATATCCCAATACTGCGATAGAAAGACAGCAAAGTACAAAGATTACCTTGAAAAGACTAAGTTAAGCGTTATCCCTGATACCATTAGAGAGGTTAAAGGGATATCCAAATAGTCCTATTGAGCGTATTATAACTAATATTAGAATTAAATATTATGGCATTATCAGCAGCAGATTTTCAAAAAGCTTTCACGGTAGATGTGCCTGTTGGAGACATTATTTCCAAAGGTGTTACTCAATTACAAGAACAAGAAGCAGAAAGAGAACGCAAAAGATTGCAGAATATAGAGTATTTCTATAAGCAATACGACCCATTATTAATAGGAACAGGTACACCTGACGACCCTTATATTACAAAACAGTTACAAGATATTGAATCTCAAGTAATGAATCTTCCTTTAAAGAAGATGAGCCAATCTCAATTTACCTCTACAGTTAGGGGTATGTTGGCATCTGTTAAAGCTCGTAGAGAACAAGCAAAACAATTTGCAGCTACAATTGAACAAGAGGCAAAAGCTTTACACGAACAAGACCCTACCATTAAAGAAGAAGCATTGGTTAGGGAAGCTAAGAAAAGAGCATTCTTTGATTGGGATAATAAACCCGTTACGTCATTTGATTTTAATAGAAACCATGCTGCTACTGTGTTTGAAGAAAACCCTTTGGCATATGTAGATATAGATGCTGCTGGTGGATTGTTTAATAAGGAAACTAAAAATAAACTAATCCAAGAAACTAATGTCCCATCTCAATACGACCCTAACACCAAGTTTGATATAACAAGAACTATTTATCAAAGACCTGTCTTGAATAAAGACGGTTCTGCTGCGTTAGAAACTGCTTATCAGCCAATTAAAGTATCTAAAAACGTAACCCTTAAAGCTTTACCTGAGGAACAATTTAATGCATTAATTAATTCTCCTGGTGGTAAATGGTTGATTCAAAATGAATTACAAAAATACAAACAAGTACCTGAGTTAAAAGATGTTGACAATGAAGTTCTTCTTCATGCAGCTGCTTATGACGTAGCTAATAATAAGGTTGACAGGTCAGAAACTCAAATTAATTCTAAAAACGAACCAAAAGTTGGACGTGGTACAGGCGATGGTTCTGGAGGCGGAGGTGGACCAAAAGCAGTAGCTCAAGATACAGCTCCTGTAAATAATTTAATTGAAGCTGCATTGGGTAATAAATTTCCTTTATCAAAATTAAAACCAGCCCAAGGAGACTTAGGACAAAAAGGATATTTAAATGGCAATACATTATTTCCAAATGGGAAAATAGTAGTTGGTTATAGAAAAACAAAGAAGCCAAACTTTAACAATGCAGGGATGATTGAAGAAGTAGAAGAGCCAGTATATGGTAATGCTTTTGTTAATCCTAAAACAAATGAAATTTCTGTATATAGACCAATGAAAGATGAGAAAGGAAATGAGAAGAGTGTATTAATGAAAACTTATAATGTTGCAACATCAGAAGGTTCAAACAATTTTTATGATGATATAGGTTTATACAATGGTAAAACAGCATTAGAAGGTACATACGATAGAGATATTCATCAGTCTCCTGGCATACAAAATCAAATCATAAATAATGCTTTGTCTAAAA